TATCCCAAGCACTCATTAGAGTGGTTTTTATTTTTCTTGAGGATTTGATTATGGCAGAAGGATTAAGGAATCACTGGCATCAGTTCTATGAAGATCATTATGATATTAAGTATGATGAAGAGCGTCATTGTGATAAGAAGATTGTTTACTATCGGTGCATGATCTGTGGACGTGAGCATGTTGACATATACTTCAGTAAGCATATAGATGCTAAGCACAAATCTACTAAAGCATTAGAAAAGAATAAAAGGAAGCATTATGGCTAGAGAGTTTGCGAAAAAGTTTTATCACTCGAAAGAATGGAAGAGGATCAGAGATATCGCGTTTGAACGTGATAAAGGATTATGTCAGAAATGCCTGATTGAAAAAGGCGAGCATGTGCCTGGAGAAGAAGTGCATCACATGATATGGCTAAGGCCATCAAACATTAATGACCCTAACATCACGTTGAATCTAGATAATCTTATTACACTCTGCAAGGATTGCCATATTAGTCTACACAAGAACAGTACACATAGAAGAAAGACACACACAGTAATGAATGGAACATACATAGATGATCGAGGGCAGATACAGAAGCAGAAGATAATAATAGTACACGGTGCTCCGGCAAGTGGGAAAACAACATACGTTCATAAGCATAGAGAACCTGGAGACTTGATTGTTGATTTGGACGCGATCAAGGACGCTATCAGTGACTGTGCTAGAGAATCGCCTGATGTATTACTTGACACTGCACTAGAAGTGAGAGAGCTATTGTATAGATTGATAGCAGAAAGAAAAGTTGATGCTAAAAGAATTTGGATCATCGCACTGCTTCCTACTCGCGCAGAGAGAAGAGAACTAAAGGCACGACTGAATGCTGATGAATTGATACATATAGATACAGGCATTGATGATTGCATATCTAATATGCTTGCTGACAGAAAAAGAAAAGACAAAGAAAAAGAAATGAAAATCATTGACGAATATTTCGGACATTACCAACCCCCCCTGTAAAATAAGGGCTGTCCATCGGCCCGGGACCGATGGAGGGAACTCTTTTTTTACACACAGGTCGCGTGTAGGGGGGTGTGGTATCTAATCGATAGGAAGGGGGATGAAGCATGGATGAAGGCATTTCTAAAAGAAAGAAGCCAAAGAAATATGACTGTATGACTTTGGATGAGAAAATAGAATTTCAGAGGAAAAAGCTGAAGAGGCAGTTCTCACAGCTTGATTCAAAAACAAAAAATATCGTATCTCCTCTTATTGATAACGCAGCTTTTATGACTGTCACTTTGGAAGGGCTGCAGAAGAGTATCACAGAAGAAGGAATTGTCATTGAATACCAGAATGGCGCCAATCAATGGGGAAAAAAGAAGTCGCCTGCGGCAGAGATGTACAATACCATGATCAAGAATCTCTCTACGGTGACAAAACAGCTCACTGAACTCGTGCCTAGAGATATCAGCTCACAAGATGATGGATTTGATGGTTTCCTGAAAGACAATATGTAAGCTGTGGCTAAGAAAAAAGCAAAAAGAATAGAATATCCTCTTACTTATAATCCGATACTGGAATATTTTGAAAAAATCAAATCCAAAGAGATAGTTACGAGTCAGAAAGTATATGCAGTATATGAAGAACTAGATAGAGTGATTCACGATCCGATGAGCGTCTGGGAATATAATCCAAGAAAAGCAAATCACGCACTCGAATTTATCGAAAACTACTGCAAGCATTCAAAGGGGAAGATGGGTGGCAAACCTTTTATCATGGAACTTTGGCAGAAGGCATTTGTAGCAGCAATTTTCGGAATGGTGCATAAGATTGACCAGACAAGAAAGTTCCATGAAGCGATTCTAATCGTAGCAAGAAAAAACGGTAAATCTACGCTAGCAAGTGCGATTGGATTATATCTTCAGATTGCCGATAACGAACCTGGGGCTGAAATCTATGCAGCGGCAACCAAGCGTGATCAGGCTAAGCTTATTTGGGAAGAAGCGAAGAGAATGGTTAATAAGTCTCCAGCACTCAGAAGAAGGCTCAAGCCTCTCGTTGGGGAGATAAAAGGAGAATTCAATGATTCATTTTTCAAACCCGTGTCTTCAGATTCTGACAGTCTTGACGGATTGAACGTGCATGGCGGTCTTCTTGACGAGGTGCACGCGTGGAAAGACAAGAACCTATATGATGTAATTGTGGATGGTACTTCTGCAAGAGATCAGCCGCTTATTCTCATTACTACTACAGCGGGAACTGTTCGAGAATCTGTCTTCGATATGAAGTATGATGAATGCACACGCATTTTGAATGGATATAAGGATGGCTTATACGCAGATGATCGTGTCTTTCCTGTAATTTACGAGCTAGACGGCAAGAAGGAGTGGCTGGATGAAAGCGCCTGGCCAAAAGCCAATCCAGGATTGGGCACAATCAAGAAGATAGATCAGCTGAGAACAAAAGTGAACAAGGCAAAAGCGAATGAACTTCTTGTAAAAAACCTTTTGTGTAAGGACTTCAACATAAGAGAGACGAACACGATGGCCTGGTTGACTTTCGATGACCTCAATAACGAGGCGACATTCGATATTCTTGAATTAAAGCCTGATTATGCAGTTGGCGGCGCTGATCTGTCTCAGACAACTGACTTAACATGCGCAACAGTGCTATTTATGATTAAGGACGATCCTACTATCTATGCTAAGCAGATGTATTTTCTACCTGAAGAACTCCTTGATGCGAGAGTCGAAGAGGACGGCATAAGATATGATCTATGGTACGACATGGGACTGCTTAGACTGTGCTCTGGAAACAGAATAAATACACAGGATGTCACATCCTGGTTTGAAGAGCTGAGGGATGAATATGATCTCTATATAAATTGGACAGGATATGATGCATGGTCGAGTGACTTGTTTGTTCATTCGATGAAGGAAGCATTCGGCAAAGAGGCAGTTGAGCCTGTGCCTCAAACAAAGAAGGTGCTGAGCGACCCTATGCAGGCATTGAAGAAGGATCTTCAGATGAACCGAATTAATTATAACAACAATCCAATAACTAAATGGTGCCTGTCAAATACTTCTGTAGAAGTCGACAAGTATGAAAATATTCAGCCTTGCAAGCTGAGAAACAAGAAGATGAGAATCGATGGCATGGCATCATTACTAGATGCCTACGTCACTCTTGATAGGCATAAGGAAGAATATATGTATCTAGTCAATTAACTAGAAAGGAGGTGCGATATGGGAATCTTTAAAAGAAAGAACAATACAGTCGCTTGTGTCAAGCTAGTTCAACAGCAGACCGCTAACTACTTCACATTTAACGGCAACCTGTTCCAGAGCGACATCATACGAGCATGCATACGACCTGATGTGAAGGCAGTCGGAAAATCAGCAATCAAGCACATCAGGAACTATAACAATGAATTGAAAGTCAATCCGGAGCCTTATATAAAGTTCATGCTGGCCCAGCCGAATCAGTGGATGACTATGCAGCAGCTGCTGGAGCAGACAGTCAGTCAGTACCTGCTTAATAATAATGCATTCATTCTTATCAATAGAGATGATAATGGACTGCCTTATGAGCTTTATCCAATCAACGCAGTAAATGTTCAAGCCGTATTCAGTAATGACGGCTTTTTATTTTACAAGTTTATGATGAAGAACGGCCGCACATTTACATTCAGTTCCAGCAATATCATCCATCTGAAGAGTGATGTATATGATAATGATATCTTCGGTAAATCATCATCAGAAGCATTATTCCAGGTCATGGAGATCATACAGACTACAGACCAGGGGATTATCAATGCAATCAAGAACAGTTCTGTTGTTCGATGGCTCTTGAAATTCAATACTAAGCTGAAAGATAAAGATTTGGTGGACAATACAAAGAAATTTGTTCAAAACTTTTTAAACATCAACAGTGATGATGATGTGACAGGAGCCGCTGCAGTTGATTCGAGTGCGGATGCAACTCAGATAGAACCAAAAGACTATGTTCCTAATGCCTCACAGATAAAGAGCTCTGTTGAAAGAATATATTCGTATTTCAATACGAACGAGAAAATCGTGAAGTCTCAGTTTAATGAAGACGAGTGGTCAAGCTACTATGCAGCGAAGATCGAGCCTCTTCTAAAACAATTGAGCGAAACATTCACAGCCAATCTTTTTACAAGAAAGGAGCAGGCATATGGAAATTCTATCTATTTTGAAGCATCGAATGTTCAGTATGCTTCGCTTCAGACGAAGCTGAACTTCATGCAGATGGTTGATAGAGGTTCAATGACTCCGGACGAATGGAGAGCATTGTTTATGTGGGCGCCAATTGAAGGCGGAGATAAGCCAGTAAGACGTCTTGATACACAGCAGGTAGGCAAGGATGGAAAAACCACTAAGGAGGGAGGTGGATAATGAATGCCAATTATTGTGAATTTGAGAGGGCCTCTTATTCCAAGTGACGTTAAATGGGTATATGATTTTTTTGAAATAGAATCAATCTGCCCAAACGACATTTCTAAAGCGATTGATGAGGCATCCGAAAAAAGTGATTCTATCATTTTTAGAATTAATTCGACGGGAGGATGCGTTTCTGTTGGAGCGGACATTTACGAAATGATTAGAAGTTCGGATATTGAAACCGAAGCAAGAATTGTAGGAGACTGCTGCAGTGCAGCCACATATATTGCGTGTGCAGCTGATAAAGCAACGATGTCACCTCTTGCGCAGTATATGATCCATCGATGTTCAGTCTCTGCAAGTGGAAATTCTAGCGATTTTGCTGTAGTTCTTCAGATGCTGAATGAAACCGACAGAGCGATTGCAAGTGCCTATGCAATGAAGACGGGCATGTCTGAGGAAGAAATCATTGAACTGATGAATAAAGAAACATTTATGAATGCGCAGACAGCCAAAAAGTTAGGGTTCATTGACTCGGTATTATTTGAAAACGAATTCGTTCAGAATAGTATCGATACGAATAAAATTAACATTCTAAATGCATCGAATTGTATGATTGATGAATCAGTCATCAACCAAATGCAAAAGAATAAGCAGTCAATCTTAAGCGCTCAGAACAGCGTTAAGAAAAGAGAAGTATTAGCGAAATTAAATCTTTTGAAACTAGGAGGAAGAGTAGATGAATAGAGAACAGTATTTACAGCAGAGAACGGAATTGATGAATAGAGCACAGGCTCATATTGATGCTGGAGAACTAGAAGAAGCCGAAGGCATCATGAATGAAGTCAAGGAACTAGATAAGGACTTTGAAAGAGCCGCTGCAGCAGTAGCAAATATAAGAGCGTTGCAGAACAATATTCCAGTTCCTGCAGGCATTCAGAACATCATGACAGGAACTGGAAGTATCATTGATCAGACAGAAGATAAGAATTCTGAAGAATTGAGCGTTGATTCCAGCACATATCGTGAAGCGTTCTTCAATCGCTTGATGGGAAATGAAGTCACAAATGAACAGGAAAGAGCATTTGCCAGTGTCAATTCAAATATTCAGAATACAATGACAGGAACATCAACTTCAGTAGTTATTCCGACTACCACATCATCAAAAATCTGGAGAAAAGTAGGAGAATTATATCCTTTCTATCAGGACTGCTTCAAGATGTCCGTCAAAGGAAATTTCGAATTAATCAAGGAAAAGGCATCTCCTGACGCAAAGTGGTATGATGAAGAGACTGCGACTGAAGACGGCGAAGAAGACTTAGAAAAATATCAGCTAGCAGGATGCGAATTATCACGTGCAATCGACGTTTCTTGGAAACTAAAGAAGATGTCAATGGATGACTTTGAAAACTATATCGTTGAGAAGATGGCCAAGAAGATGGGCGCCGCTCTAGGATACGCATCTGTTCAGGGAAAAGGCAAGCCAACCGCATCTGAACATAAGCCTGAACCATTAGGTGTCGCAACCGCATTACAGATGGCGGGCAACGAAAAGAGAATCGTTGAATATACTACAGCGCCTACATACGCCAATTTAACATCTTTATTTTCAAAGGTAAAAAGCGCGTATAAGAAGACTGTTTATGCTACAAATGACTTCATCTGGAACGTATTAGCTAACATTACAGATAAGAACGATAGACCATATTTCATCCCTGATACCACTGCAGGTGGTGTAGGACGTCTATTTGGTGCAGTCGTCAAAGAAGATGATTCGGTCCCTGCCGGCATGATCTTATTAGGAGATGCCTCTGCCTACACAATGAATTTCAATGAGGATATCACATTAGACACTGAAGAAAACAAGAAGAAGAGAACAACTTCTTATTTAGGGTATGCAATCGCCGATGGAGCGCCTGAAGATCTAGACGCCTTTGCCTTATTAAAAAAGAAGGCAGGATAGTGATTCCGTATGGAAGAATTGATTACAGCATGCCTGGTCCACGCAAGAGTGTCCAGTCAGAATCCTCTCGTAAGGGATGAAATGGAAGCATTAATCAATGCTTCCATTTTTGACATGAAAGGGAGAGGCATCGCAAAAATCTATGATGAGTATGATGATATTACTGACCCCCTGGTGATTGAGTGCATTAAATTGTATACGAAGTCTCGCTTCAACAGCGCCTCAAAGGATTCTGAAAGATTATTCCAGTCATACGAGATGCTGAGAGATTCGATGGCCTTAAGGAGTGAATACAATGAAGTCGATTGACTGCGTTTTAGGAAGAAAAATCGAGGGTGAAGATGATGCAGGGAACTTAACATCGTCTATCGATTGGGCTGAAGAGCTGACTTTCTGTGAATTTCAGAGCATTTCATACAAGGAGTTCTATCAAGCGCAGGCAACTGGATTCAAGCCTGAAATGAATCTGAAGATATCATCATGGGATTATGCAAATGAGGAGTATGTCAGATATGAAGACGAGGATTATACAATCATAAAGGTGTATCAGATAAAAGATAATCCGGATGAAATTCTCTTGACGTGTATGAGAGGTATCAGAAATGTCAGTGCCTAAAAGTGTCATTAAAATAAAAAAAGGCGAAGTTACATATGTGTCAAATGTCGATAGATGTGCATACACTATCCAGGAACTTTGTAGAGCTGCTCTAAGAGATACAGGGAAGTTTGTCTGCGCTAAATTCAGAATGGCATACTACGGAGCCTTTAAAAGAAAGTCCGGAAAAGTTGGGCGATATACTCAGTACTGGGTTAGAAAAAAAGATATGGATCTTCAGGTAGGTTTGAAACCTAACGGCTTCTACGGAGGGTTCCAGGAGTTTGGAACTTCTAAAACACCTAAAAGTGGACTGCTCAAAAGCAGTGTAGAAGAGAATATTTCAAAAATCATAGAGATACAGTCTAAATATTTGAGCGCGCTTGAAGGCGATGAATCAAGTGCATTGGCTTTATGCGATGATGACGATATGGAGGGCAGTTAAATGGATAAGAATGAAATCGAAATCTTTTTGAAGAAGATACTGAATTCATTGACTGATGTAAAAGTCTTCAATGACAGATCAAGGAAGGATTCAATCTATCCATATATTGTCGCGGATTCGTCTAATATTAACACACAGTTGTATCCTAGAGTTGATGTTGATCTAGTGCTAAACATCTGGGATAAGAGTCAGAATTATATAAAAGTGAATGAAATAGCAGATATCATCCAGTCTGCTTTGAACAGGGAAAGTAAAGTAGCTGATAATATAACAGCTACTTTTTATCTTAATACAAGAAAAAACGTGGATGATGAAGATAAGGAACTGAAAAGAGTATATATGCTCTTTGACGTTGAAATTTATCAAGCTGAAAAGGAGGAATAATAAATGAAAAGAGGCGCGAATGCTAGGAACGTTGTTTTTGGCGAAGCTGTCGTTTATGTTGATGATAAGCCTACCGGATTGACGAGAGATGGTGTTAAGTTCTCGGTCGAATATGAATATCGCGTAATCGAGGCTGATGGCGACAGAGCGAAGGTAAAAGGCAGAATCATTAAAGAAAAGGCAATTCCTAAAGCAGAAATTAACCACCTAGAACTTTTGACAAGAACTACTGATATGCATCCTGGGTTGAACGCAGACACAAAGACTACTCCGGGCCATACGGTTATTAGCGGAACTGGAAAAATCGATGATGAAAATGATTATCATAAGATTGAAATCAGAGGCAGAACTAAAGATGGCAGAAAGTGTACAGCCGGGATCAAGCAGGCAATCAACCTCGAAAATATCGGGTGGGAGTTCAAAGATAAGAACGACGTCATTGATAAAGTGACTTTTGAAGGTGTTGAAGAAGAAGAACAGGAAACCATTGACGAGGGCTGGTACATTGATTATGAAACAGGAGCTACAGATAAATGAGAAAAGCAAACACAGCTGATATGTTTAAAATAGGCAGATTGATTACTGATCTTGGTGTCAAAGAGCAGTTATTTAAAGCTCAGCAGAATAAGGAAATTGACAAGCTTGAAGAAATTGGATTCGATTTCTTTTATGCGATTTTTGAAAGAGCGGTCAGCAAAGATGTAGAAAAAAAGATCTATTATGTCTTATCTGGTCCTTTCGAAATGACAAGTGAAGAAATTGGAAAAATGGCTTTTTCTGAATTGCTTGATGGGTTCGTAAACTGTTTTGATCTCGAGACTGTGGTAAATTTTATCAGGCGAGCACTGCCAACAATCAAGAGATAGAGGATGTGCTCGATTTACTTCTGAAAAGATATTCAAATATTGGTTATGTGATGGAGATGGATTCGGAAGACGGTTTGAAGCTGATTATAAAAGCGATTGAAAATGAAGCAAAGGATAAACTGTATCTTCAGTGGCTTCATGACGATGCGCGCTATGAAAAGTCATTTAACGAATACTTTGAATCGAATCTTCCATACAGAAAATCTACAGAAGAAGAAAAGCGAAAAATATTAGAAGAATTTGGAGGTGATGCCATCGATGGAGGTTTTTAAATTATTTGGCTCAATCCTGATTGATAATACAGCTGCGAATAATTCCCTGAAGAAAACAGATCAGACTGCGACTGACACAGGAAATCGCATGGTATCAACATTCAAAAAACTTGGGGCAGCAGTCGTGGCTGGATTCTCAATCCAAAAGATGAAGGAATTCGCTGATGAATGCATGGATGCATATAAAGTTCAGGTTGAAGCAGAAACAAAGCTGGAAACAGTCATGAAGCAGCGCATGGGGTCTTCAAAAAGTTCTATCCAGTCTGTCAAAGACCTGACTGCTGCGCAGCAGGAACTAGGAGTCGTTGGTGATGAGGTGCAGATGGCAGGAGCTCAGCAGTTAGCTACATTCCTGAAGAGTGATGCCTCGCTTAAATCGCTGATTCCGGCGATGAATGACCTGGCCGTGCAGCAGAACGGAGTGAATGTCTCAAGTGGCAACATGGTCTCTATCGGGAATCTGATGGGTAAGGTTATGACTGGGCAGACAGGTGCTCTAAAGAAGGTCGGCATCACATTTGATGAGTCACAAGAAAAAGTGCTGAAGTATGGAAATGAACAGGAGCGTGCAGCAGTTCTTGCACAGGTCATCACGGACAATGTCGGTCACATGAACCAGGAGATTGCGAAAACTGATGATGGCAAGCAGCAGCAGTATAAGAACACTCTAGGAGATCTGCAGGAAGTAATTGGCGGCAAGCTGATTCCTCTGCAGACTGCCTACTATGGAGTTCTGGCAACCGCTGGAACATATTTAGTTGATAATATTGTTCCAATTCTTGAAGTTGTTTTCGGATATATCGGAAATCTAGCGGTGAAGTTCTCAGAAAATAAATCAATGATTGATCTACTTGTAAGTGCTCTTGAGGTGCTTACGGCAGGATTCATTGCTTTTAAATCGGCGGCAGTAATTACGAGCATAATCAGTTCGTTCCAGCAGGCACAACTCACTCTTGCACTGTTCAGTGCTTCACAGGGCGGTGCAACTATTGCACAGGGATTATTCAACGGCTCATTAACTATCGGAGAGACATTAGTCGCTTTATTTACGGGAAAAGTGACTTTGGCACAGTTAGCAACGGAAGGGTGGACTGCAGCACAAAGCGCTCTTCATGCTGTTATGTCAGCCAATCCTATTGGAATTGTAGTGACTGCTATTGTTGCTTTTATAGCGATTCTAGTAGTTGCCTATAACAAATGTGACTGGTTTAGAGGTATGGTTGACAGCGCATTTAATAGTGTTAAATCAGCGGTTGGTAGTGCAGCTTCTTTTGTTAAAGCGAATATTATTGACAATATTGTCGGCGCGGTTAATACAGGCGTAAGAAAATTCGAAGAATTCAAAAACAAGGCAGGTCAGATTTTCAATCAGGCAAAAAACGCAATTACGTCTCCGATACAGTCTGCTGCAAACTTTATCAAAGGAATTGTTGGAAACATCAAAGGATTCTTCAATTTCAAAATATCATGGCCTCACATTCCTTTGCCACATTTCAACATTCAGCCTAACGGCTGGAACGTTGGTGATCTGCTAAAAGGAAAAATCCCATCGCTCGGAATCAAATGGTTCGCGAATGCAATGAATAGCCCGATGGTATTGGAAAATCCGACTATTTTTGGCGCTATGAACGGTCAGATGTTAGGCGCAGGTGAAGCAGGAGCAGAAGTTGTATCAGGCAGAGATACATTGATGAAGATGATTAATCAAGCTTCTAACTCCGGCAAGGAAGACATTGTGAATGCGTTGAATAGAATCATTGCATTATTAAGCGATGAAGACCAGATACACGATATCATCGTCAAGGCATTGACTGATGGCTCTTTTGCTGTCATGCTTGACGGTCGCGAAGTAGGAAGGATTGTGAGACGATATGCGTGATGTGATTAAGCATACCAATTCGAAAAATGAAACACTCGACTTCTCGTCTCTGGGTATATTAGTTAATTACAATGATTTAAGAGACTACGAGTGGAGCATCAAAACTAAAAATGACAAAATAACAGGTTTTTATAAAGGGGTTGTCAAAAAGACAATTCCTTTTGTTTTTTGTGTTGACGAGCACGAAGCAGATGAGATTAAAAATCGTTTTTATGAGCATTTCGAAATAGACGTACTTCAAAAAAAGAAAGGATATTTTGAAATCAACGGTTATAAATATTATTGCTATGCAGTCAAATCTGTTAAGTCAAATTATCTGATCAGTAAGAGACTACTGTATATAAGCGTCGGCATTGCTACAGATGATTCATATTGGATCAAGGAGACGGCCTACACCGTTGACTTTAGTTCAAGCAATGCAAGAACAGTTACTAAATATCCTTTTACATATCCTTTTACATATTCTGTGCCAAAGACTGTAAGCATTGCAAATGATTCATTCAATGATACGGACATGATCATACGAGTTTATGGTACATGCACAAACCCTATCGTTAATATCAGTAACAATACTTATCAATTATATTTAGCTTTAAATGCTGGAGAATATGCAGAGATTGACACGTTTAAACGAACTATTACAAAGTATTCTGCTGATGGTGTGCAATCTAATATATTCAACACTCGCAACAAGTCCTGTGACACCTTTAGGAAGGTGCCACAGGGTTCTTTCGATGTAACTACAGTTGGAATCGAGAAGGCTGATATAGTACTTGTTGAAAGACGAGGTGAGCCTAAATGGAGTTAGAATACATCTATACAGATACTAATCGCAAAGAACTAGGATATCTTGCTCGTTTTGATGCAGACGTTGAAATTGGAGAACAGGATGTAAGTAAGAATGATTTTGAATTGACTTTATCTTTAGAAGATAGAGACCCATTATTTACAATTGGGTCTCTTTTTTATAAGGAAGATACAGAAATAGGTGGAGTCATCCAGCGATTGAAGATTAATACATCAGATAACACTATCACTATGATTGGAGTAACCTTTAGGGGATTGCTTGAAAAAGAATACATCCAGCCATCGAATGGAAACGCATATCTATATCTGAATGCTGAAGCTAACAAATGTATCAATGCATTGATTGGTGACAGGTTTGGTGATCTCTATACTGTTGATGACTTAGGTGCTAGTGATATCAATGTTAAATATGATGTGAGAGATATCAAACTCTTACAAGCGCTAGAGAAGTCGCTAGGCGCTAGTAATGCAAGATTATGTATTAGACATCGGAACGATGGTAAAGTTCATCTGTATGCTGAAAAAATCAATGATTTAAGCGATACACTGCAGTATGACAATAACTATCAGATTGGTATGATTGTGAAAACTGAATCTAAGCCGTATAATCATATTCTTGCGCTCGGAAAAGGTGAGCTACTAGATAGATTAAGAGTTAATCTATATCTTCAGACTGATGGCTCGTGGTCCGAATCTAATCAGATATATACAGGGTTAGACAGAAAAACCTATAAACACGAGGATGTAAATGTTGATGATCGTGCCGAATTAATCAAGAACGCGACCGAGAAAGTAGCGGAAGCGAATGAAAGTGATACGCTTGAAATCTCTTTTGACGCAGATAATGCAGAGCTTTTTGACGTTGTCGGAGCAAAAGAGAATGTAACAGGTATCTCATTTAAAGAACCAATCACACAAAAGATCATAAAGATTAGTGATGGCGATGTTTCTATTTCTTACAAGGTAGGTGATGCAAAGTGATAAAAAATATTAATATAACAGATGCCGAAGTCAGTGCCGAACTACATGGCTATATGTATCTGGCCTTATACGATTTTTACGGTATCCTGCATGCTGGAAGCAGAATGACAGCGGAGATTGTCTCTAACAATGAAATCAAGATAAATGACGGCATCTTATGCAATTACGGTCGTTTCATGAGAATTGTAGGAAGTGAAACAGTCAAAATCGAGAATGGTTCGAGTGGTGTAAAACGTACCGATTTGATTGTGGCAAGATTTACAACTACAGGAGCAAAAGAGACTCATACTCTTACAGTGATAAAAGGTGCAGCGGGTGGGGCAGAGCCATCATACAATCAGACCGACATATACAGCGGTACTGGCACACGTGATCTAGTCCTATATGCCGTGCATCTAAACGGCTTAAATATCACATCTGTGGAGCGCAAATGTCAGGAATATATGAGTATTAGAGAACTCATGGAAATCGTTTCTAAAAATGCATGGAGTGGCTGGATTAGCTGTGGAATAAATGCTTGCGGAGTTAAACTCCGCTACAGATACAATGAAGGCATCAAGATGGTAGAATTGGAACTGGACGGCTTAGTAAATCAGACAATTGGTAATAGTACCTTTGGTTACATGTGGGAAGGCTTCCCAGTTGATAAGTCTCCTAAGGGTAATACTTTCTTCACTGTGCAGACACAGAGTTCTGACTTAACTTTAAGATTCTACCCGCAAACTGACGATATAACCGCGAATCACTGGACCTTGACAGCGATGCACGGCTCAGTAAGTACGGCATATGTATGCGGCAGATACACGTACTCATACGCGTAGAGAGGAGGAACATTAAAATATGATATATATATCGATTGATGTAAATGGCACTCCATCGCCAAAAGAAATTAAAATTGGAAATCAATGGGAAAATCTCGATGAAACAATTCAATTTTCTTTTCCTGAAAGCTTCTCGCAGTTGCATAAGTATGCAGTTGCATGCACATATAGAAAAGATACAAAAGAGCGTATTTCAAGAATATTTCCTCTCACAGACGGCAGATTAGTCATTAGTTCTCTTATCACATCACTTCCTGGACTATGGAGCATCTATACTTTTTGTAAATCATCAGAAGTTGACTTAGATACTAAATCAATAGACTTGAGAGCAAAAAGCGGTGAACACATCAGTATCTCTGATGCTATCACTGCGAGGGTTAATGCGAATAATATTGATATTGATTCGATAAAAAATGTTGATATGGATCCAAATATAAAGATCATCTATGATGATCTTTTCGATTTTAAAATCGAACTGGAAAATAATGAAGCTGCAAGAAAGACCAGCGAGTCACTAAGAAAGCAGTCTGAAGCATTAAGAATCGACGCTGAATCTGAAAGGGAAAGTGCTGAACAATCTAGAGTTGAACATGAGAATGCAAGAATCGATAACGAAGATTCTAGGCAGTCAGCAGAAAGAACTAGAGCGGAATCCGAAAATACACGTAAGAATGCAGAGAATGCAAGGGTACAGGCTGAACAGTCTAGAGCAGCTGCAGAGTCTAAGCGTGTTGAAACAGAAAAAGCACGTGTCAATGCTGAAAATCTTAGAGTGTCAGCAGAAAATGAACGTGTGAAGTCTGAAACTCTTAGAAAAAAGTCAGAACAGACTAGAAATGATGAAGAATCATCTAGACAGTCAGCAGAAAGAACTAGAGTATCAGAAGAAAGCTCACGTAAACAGGCAGAAACTGCACGTGTAAGTGCTGAACAATCTAGAGTGAATGTAGAAAGCCAGCGTGTTAATGCTGAAGCCGATAGAGCCAATGCTGAAAGAAATAGAGCAGAGGCAGAAACCAATAGAGTGAATGCAGAGCAGTCTAGAGTCGATGCAGAAAAATTAAGGGTTACGGCTGACACCGAAAGAGCAAATAAGACTAATACAGCTTTAAAAACTCTAGAAGATGCTGTTGAAAGTGAAAGAGAAAAATACAGTCAGCACTTTTTCGAAAATGCTTTTGCACTGCAGAGAACAGGAAAAGTATATACTGTTAAATTCCCATTGTGGAAAACCTCACATCTTTCTGAAGGCGAAAAACTAGATGATAATGCTGGGCTTGTTATGGAACCATCAACTAAGACCTTTAGAGGCAGAAACGACTATAAGGACATTCCACTTTTTAAAACCTATGATGTCAATGCGTATGTTGATGATGATGGTGTTAGACATGTAACTGCAATCAAAGGTGATAGAAATTTTAAAGACACAGGCAAAAATGACGTGTTTGTGCTAGGAATGTCCTATTATGAAAAAACATGGGCAGATGATCAATACTGGTACTACTCTAGAACTGATGTGCCAAAAGAAGGCTATATAGTCGCTAGAGAGTGCATAAACAGAGATGGAACCGTACAGCCTTATACTTTATGCTCTAAGTATGTATCAAGTATGATTGACGGTGTTTATTATTCGGCGAAAGGACAGGCTCCAGCACGTACTTGTAACAATCCAAAAGACAATATTACAAGTGTTGATAACTCTTATTATGGATTAATTAGAAATTGCAAAAAGAAAGGTGCTTTCTACACAGGCGGATTAATGTGTGATTATAAATCAATTCTCACTTCGCAGCAGTTAATGCTCGGGACTACGGTTCCAAAAGCAAAAATATGGGGATGTACTTCATGTTGGGGTGAACCTGTCGCATCAATTCAGAGCGCTGACAAGCACACTTATTTTCCTGTCAAAAAAACTGATGCTGTTAATTATCCTGTTGGTTGTGGTGTATCTGTAGGATACAAGCATCTAAATAATGACGGCACAGCCACACTTGATAGAGCATACGCAGAAGCGCACGCATATGCCAATGATGTAAAAGTCTTAAAAAAAGAACCTTTAGATGATAATAACGTAGCAATCTATCTAGATATCGAAGAACCATTTAATACAATGCCTGTGCAGTTAAGCGATACAGTCTCAAGTGAGACATACATTTTATCAATGCATTGGCATAGTGGCTTTAGCGATGACGTATTAGATAGATGTGGCTGTCCGTGCGAAGATGTCAGCGGTTTAACAAGCGGTCGCTATCCAATGGTTTGGCAGGGAGTCGAGCTCATGGTCGGAGGTTATGAAACCTTCGCAAATGCCTTTATGGATATTGTCAGCCTAACGACTAGAGATGTGTATATTACAAATGATGCTACTAAACTGACTACTAATGATGCAACTGCTAAGACTACTTATAAAAAATTACCTTATCAAATGTCAGTTGCTAAGAACAGTCAATGGAATTACGTTACAGAAATCAAACTAGATTTAGAAAATGGTGCATTCGTACAGACACAATCTGGACAAGATGGTTCTTCAAGTGCCACGGGATTCGGAGATGCTATCTATTTTGATGGAGCGACGAGCGGAACACGCGAGTTCTTGTCTCTCGGTGATCTGGGCTTTGGTTCCGCTGCGGGTCTGGCTTACTGTGTTGGTTACGGTTGGTTGAGTGGCGCTAGCTGGAGCATCCTCGCTCGCCTCTCAGTCAATGCGGTAGGGGGTGAATTGACTGCGTAGCAGTCAAGAGGGGCGCTCCCCTCACGATTTTTAAAATTTAAAGGGCTTCTAAAGAAATGGGGTTGTTCTTGTCTCTCGGTAATCTGAGCTATGGTTCCAATGCGGGTCTAGCTTACTGTAATGGTAACAATTGGTTGAGTAACGCTAACTGGAACATCCTCGCTCGCCAATCTGATAAAATATTTTTTAACATTTAGAAGTCGCACCTGAGAAGGGCATCTCAAAAATGAGATCTTTAGCTTTGCTAAAAATAGGATGTGAAACAAATGTGTCTAGTAGTCGATTCGAACGGCGCATAACATCAGAGAGATGTTACAAGGTTGAAAGAAACCTTTTTTTATAAGGAGTTATCAAAAGTGAAGAGATATTTGAAAGATTTTAAGTTAGACATTCCATTTATTGAAGACGCTATTTATGAGTGTCTTAACAGCCGTGGAAATTCCAAGAAACGCTGGAAACGTCTAGATGTCGCTTATTTTCTTTCAGATTATCTCATTTCTTTTGGCCGCAATCGTGGTTTAAATCGTCAAGATTTAGCGCATTATATACATGACTACATCATAACCCATGATGATTTTAAAAAGGCTTTTACTAATCTAATCTACGATATTGCTGTATCAATCTTTAATGAGATAGACACACAGTCTATCTCGCTGGAGCCTATCAAATATATTGATAAAATTGATGTTTCAAGTGGCAAAGTCAGAAAGATAGGCTTAGCGACTATCAAACAACAGGTATATGACTATATCGTTGTTAAAGCTTGTAATCGTATGTTTTTAAATAAAATAGGCACTTATCAGTGTGCGTCTATTAAAGGTAGAGGGCAGATATATGGCAAGAAGGCCATAGAGAAATGGATTAGAAAGAATCCTAAATCATGTAAGTGGGTTTGGAAGGGTGATGTCAAAAAGTTTTATCCTAGTGTGCCACATGATAGATTAAAAGAATTATTAAGAAGGGATATAAAGAACGATACAGTTATTTATATCCTTTTTACATTAATTAATACTTATGATACGGGATTGTGTATTGGTTCTTATCTTTCTAAATCTTTGGCCAATTATTATCTGTCATATGCTTATCACCACTTGAGTGAGCAATGTTTTAAAATAAGAAAGAAAAGAAATGGCACTATACAACGTGTCAGATTGATAAGCCATCTATTATTCTATATGGATGACGTTGTTATTTTCAGTCCGTCAAAAAAGGACCTTAAATTATGCATTAAAACATTAAATAGATACTTATGCGTGCAATTAGGATTAAAAATCAAGAATAATAAGCAGCTATTTAAATTAGATAGCCGTCCAATTGATATGATGGGCTATAGGATCTATACGGATAAAACTACAATTCGCAAAAGAATCTTTAAGCGAGCAAACAAGATGATTTGTAAATATCGTAGTCCAGAAACAAATATGCCAGTAAAGGATGCTAAATCAATAATGGCATATAAAGGATATTTTGATAACTCCGATAGTATTAAATACAAAAGAAAACACAAATGTGAGCGTATTTTTGAACACGCTAGGAAGGTGATTAAGAATGAGAACAAAGGCTTTGTTCACGGAAAAACAGCCACTATATCGTTATTTTAAAGTTAACGATGTACGTGCTGACATCTTTGTTTACAGTTATTTAAAAGACGTGCTTGACGAAGAAACAGGTATGACACTTTATGAACATGAATTCAATCAGTTCACAGTGAAGCCGTCAGATATCACAGAAGACATGATCAAAAAGAATCCAATGAGTTATATGGATTATATCGCTCCTGTCGAAAAGTCAGATACAGAAAAATTAGCTGATGCAGAAAACAGTATCACTGAGTTACAGTTAGCATTAGTTGAATTATGTGAAAGCGTAGGTGTCTAGTATGATTAATATTTACGTAGATTTGATTGTCAAGGGTGAAAAGACTATTGATGATGTTCCTATTAAATTGTTCGGAAAACCAATGAAAGAATTAGTTAAACAGGAATTAATTAAAAGAGGTCGTGAGGATCTTGCAGGAGGTAAATAAATGAGATTATATGATACATCATTAAAGTATATGGATGCAATCAATGCGTTAGGTGGCACAATCGTGGCAGTGTTGACTGCTGTGTTTGGTACTCACTGGCTTTTGTTTGTAGGGTTTCTAGTCCTCAATGTGATTGATTACATTACAGGAGTTAGAAAATCACGATTGACGGGAAAAGACAACAGTGCCAAGGGGGTGCGTGGAGTGTGGAAGAAACTTGGCTATTGGCTCATGGTTCTGGTCGCATTTTTAGCATCGGCTATCTTTATTGAAATTGGTAAGACTTTAGGAATTGACCTATCTGTAACTACTTATATTGGTTGGTTTACGATTGCGTCACTAATCATTAATGAGTTACGCAGTATTTTAGAAAACTTCGTTGAAGCAGGAGACAACGTACCATCTGTACTAACTAAAGGCTTAGAAGTAGCAGAAAATGCTATCAACAAAGGAGAATAGTACATGAAGATATTCATCTCACAGCCTATGAAAGGTTTCTCTGAAGAAGAAATCAGATACAACAGAGAAAAGGCTATCAAAAAAATCAAAAATCTCTATGGTGATGATGCTGAAATTATTGATAGTTATATGGAAGGTGGAGGCGCGCCTTTGTGGTGTCTTGGTAAATCTATTGAATTATTATCAATTGCCGATGTTGCTTACTTTTTAAAGGGATGGAACAAAGCAAGAGGGTGCAGAATTGAATATATGTGTGCGTCAAATTATGGTATTGGTGCATATTTTGAGGAGGAATAATTATATGAGTTATATTTTTAAAACCAATATTGCAAACAAGCAGAACTACGGTGGTGTTAGAGCGTTAAATACTATTAAGTACTTAGTTTATCATTATACTGGTAACGATGGAGACACTGATGAAGGAAACGGCAAGCATTTTCACAATCACATTGTAAAAGCCTCAGCACATTACTTTGTTGATGATGACAGCGTAACACAGTCAGTACCAGACAATTATATTGCGTATTCTGTGGGTGGGAAATGTCAGTCTAGCCACCATCCTTTATATAAAGTATGTACTAATTCAAATTCAATTAGTATCGAGATGTGCGATTGCTTTAAAAATGGAGTTATTGAAATCACTGACAAAACACTTGAAAATGCAATTGAATTAGGCGAGATGCTAATGAAGAAATACAATATCTCAATTGATCGTGTTATCAGACATTATGACGTAAATGGCAAAGCATGTCCTAACTGCAATGGGCTATTAAATGACACAAATTGGAATGTATTTAAAAGTCGCTTAAATGGCGCTCCAGTAACTAATACTGTGCATAATTCAAAGCCTTCGGAAACACCATCTAAGCCATCAAGTTACGATCAATGGGTTGCTGATTTACAGGCAGAATTAAACAGACAATATAATACAGGTTTAGCCGTAGATGGATTAAGAGGCCCAAAAACCTTAGCTGCATGTCCACTCGTGCGAAAAGGAGCAAAGGGTAATATCACTAGACTCATTCAAAAACGCTTGAATTCTGTAGGATTCCATCTTGCAACCGACGGAATTTTTGGAAATGGCACATGTCACGCAGTGATGGTATTCCAAAAAAACAGAGGGCTTTACCAGGACGGGAAAGTCGGAAAAAAGACATGGGATTGGTTTCTTAAAGGGACTAAGATGTAAGTAAGAGAAAAGACCAGGGCTTAGTTGCTCTGGTCTTTTTTTGCTTTCTCAATATCATCTCTTATAAGTTTTTTAATGTAACCCATTTTAGATTCGACATGATCAAGTTTTTCTAGAATGTCTGCATCTGTTTTCTTATTGAATGCAAGATTGACACATTTCGTCATCTTCTTAGCATAGTTTGCGCTAGCTTTCTTCTGCGCTTCAGTTGACACGGTTATACCTCCCTTAGAATAATTTTGAAATCAAGAATACTAATACGGCAATAAGTCCAATCAATTCGATAGCTTTTAAAATTAATTTTTCCATTGTTTTCTTTGAAAAGTGGTTTTATAATAGTGATAGGAAGAGAGG